GTTACGCGATCGGGATCCCGTTGCCGGAGCCCACGACCTTGTAGGTGGCCGAGGGCGTGCGAACCGGCTTGAAGCTGGAGCGGTAGGTGACGCGGAACGCGAGCTGGTCGGTCTCGAAGGCCCAGTCGCGCGAGGCCTCGATCAGCGAGAGCCGCACCTCGCCGTCGCGGAAGCCACGGCGGTCGAAGTAGAGCAGCCCGGTGCGATCCACCCCCGAGCCATCGTTCACGCCCCCCGCACCCATCGCCTGCGGATAGTCGTCGCAGACCGCCAGCGGCGAGCCGAGCAGCAAACCCAGCGCACCGCTCTGGAGCGCTGAGACCGTGCCCACGCGATCGGCCGTGAGCACCAGCGCGCCGGGCTGTCCTTGAGCGTCAGCAGCTTGGCCCAGCCGATGTATCCGGTGGCCCAGACGCCGAAACGCGCGCTCTTGCCATACTTGCCGAGCTGGCCCCTGAGGTTGGTCAGGCCCTCGACCACGATGCCGGCGCTGAAGTCGTAGCTGGCCCCGGTCAGGGTGGCGAAGTAGCGCAGCCCATCCCAGAAGCTGCCCGGGTCGGTCGCGGCCGGCGGGGCCGCGGTGTCGATCGCCGCCGTGAGCTGCCCGTTCAGGATGCCGTCCTCCTTGCCGGCGATGATGGCGAACGCCAGATCGGCCCGGATCGCCGCGATCAGCGGCACGATCGCGTCCTCCACCAGCTCGCTCGACACCAGCACCATCGCGCCCTGCTTCACCGCGGTGAAGGTGAGATTGAGCGTGGAGAGGTTGCGCTTGCCGATCTTGGCCGGCGTATCGGTGCTGGGTGTATCGGTGGTGCCCTCGGTGAGCTTGTAGCTCCTGAAGTGGCTGCCCTGCACCGGGTAGACGTAGGGCGAGCGCGGCATCGGCACCGTGGGAATGTAAGACGCCAGCTCGAACTCGGGCCGGATGTCCTCGATCACCGATATCCCCACCCCGGTCGGCACCCATTCCAACCCCGCCCCGGCCTCGGCCGTATCCATCGCGCCCTGGAGCTGGCGCGCGAGCGGCTCGTACTGCTTCCACGCCCGCTGGCTCTTCATGCCGCCCCGGTCGATGTAGGCCTGAGCGCGCGTGCGATCGCCGCCCAGCATGTAGGCGTGCACCATCGCGATCTGATCCTGCAACGCCCGGTAGCGCTCGACCGCCCTGACCACCGGCTCGTCCAGCCGCTCGAGCTCGGCGCGCGAGAGCATCAGCACGTTGTACTGGCCGCGCGAGAGCCGCCCCGCGAACTCGTGGTCGGGCTCGTGCGGCATCGGGATCGTGCGCAACGCCTCGAGCGAGAGGTCCTTGGCTCCGGGCACCAGGCGGGCCTGATCCTTGGCGATCTCCTCCGCGCGCTTGGCGGCCTTCAAGGCCTCCTCTGTGCTCTCCTTCGCGGTCTTCAGGTCGGCCGCCATCGCCAGGATCTTCTCGCGCTGCTCGCCGATCGAACGCGAGGCCTGCTGGGCGTAGGTCTGCACCCGCGCCACAAACTGCCCCAGCGCGGCATCGTCCTTCACGATCGAGGCCTTGAGCGCCGGATCCACCTGCACCAGGTCGCTCGCATCGAGCACCGCGATCTGGCCGTCGCCCTCGGGCGCCCCACCCTCGAAGAGCGGCCTGCCCTGCTTCATGCGACGGCGTGCGAACGCGCGCATCGCGCGGTTGATCTCCCGAAAATCATGCTTCGACTTCATCGTGCCACCCCTCCCCCGGTTCGCCCGCCCCATCGGCGAGCCCCATTGCCCCACTCCCACCGCGCGGGTGCTCGTGCCGCAGCGCCCGTATCCCAGCCCGACTAGGTGCGGGCGAACCTACCGCGAGGGCCAACCGTCGGCCCATTACTTCCGCCCCGATCCCAGCAGTCGCCCGAGCCCGGCCGACGGGGCCGGGACGGCGCGCGGCGGGAATAGCCGCGCGAGCGCCGAGGGCCGCGGGCGCTCGCGCAGCATGCGCGCCACCGGCAGCGCCTCGCCGCAACGGGCGGCGGCCAGGATCCACTCGGTCCCCTTCGCCGCCCCGGCCCACACCATCGAGAGCTCGTAGAAGTCCGTCACGCCGCGCACGATCCCCTCGCACACCTTGCCATCGTAGGTCCTGAGCGGCACATGGGCACACTCCCACATATCGGTGCCGCAGATCGAGCACTCCACCAGCGTGCAGCCGATCTGGATCGAGCTCTCCCCGATCGCCCCGCCGTCCATGCGCTGCACCAGCTCGGTGGTGAACTCGGTCGCCGGCATCCAGACCCACAGCAGGGCCCAGGTGGAGCCATCGGCGCGGCGCGCCACCGAGCTATCGAAGATGCGCCCCGCCGGGAGCGCGGCGAAGCCGCCGTAAGTGTCGTGGTTCGCCATCAGCGGCGCCCCCACCGCCAGCTCGGCGATCTTCGCGATCCCGACGGTCTCGATCCGGTAGCCGTTGTGCCAGACCTGGTCGTTGATCGCCCACGAGCCGCGCACGTACACTTCGCCCGCGGCCAGTGGGCGTTTGACCTGCGGCATGGCGTTGATCTTCGCCAGTTGCTCCGCCGTCGCCCCGCCGCCCGGCTCCGCCCCCTGCGCCAGCTCGAGCTGGCGGGCCAGCTCCACGCCCAGCCGCTGCCAATCGCTGCGCTTCATGCGAGCACCCTCCGGGCCCCCGTGGCCCACTCCCAGACGTTGCCGCAGTGCGAGCAACGCGCCTTGCGTTCGGCGCGTTCGATCGCCACCGCACGGCGGCATGCGGGGCACCGCCCCTCAAAGTGCGTCGGCATGGGGCCGCGGCGCGGAGCCCGGGGTTGCGCGCTCATCGCGCCACCAGCGCCGCGATCCGATTCGCGGCCAGCCCGTTGCCGTTGCCGGTGCTGCCCAGCGCCCGCGGGCCTGAGCGCGCAAACAGGCGCGCCAGCCCGGCGCCGGTTAGGACCGGCTGCACCACGCACCGGCGGTTGATCGTGTTGGCGGGCGTGCCCGCGGGATCGCCGGGATAGAGCAGGGGCTCCTGGCCCACGTCGAACGGGCTGTCGATCGGCACTGCTGCCCGTCGGCCGCGCGGTGCTCGTCGCGCACGGCATCGTCGCCCACCGTCAGCCACTCCTTATGCTGCACCTCGCCCGCGCGCCAGGCCTCGAGCGCCGCGAAGTTGTAGGCCGGCAGCGTCTCGGTCCGCGCGATCGTGGCGGCATTGGCGCGCCGGTCATCGAACACCACGCGCACGCGCGCGACCAGTTGCGAGAAGCTCTCCTGGGCCTCGATCCCCTGCGCCAGCGTATCGCGCAACATGCCCTTCGTGGTGTCGCTGGTCAGCGCGAGCGCCCGATCGGCATGGGCCTGGATAAAGGCCCCGATCCGCCCGCTCGCGATGTCGAGCACCAGCTCGCGCCCGATCTCGGCCGCCGCCGCCTCGCCGCGCTCGGCGATCAGCGCAGCGTAGATACGCATCAGGCGCGCCAGATCGTCCGGCCCGCCCTCCTCGAGCAGCCCCTCGGGATCGAGCGCCAGCCGCAGCGCCTCAACATCGATTCCCGAGCGCCGGGCCTGATCGCGCAGTTGGGCGATCGCGGCAGCCTCCTGGGCCGTGAAGAACTCCACGAACAGCGAGCTCACGCGCCGCTCGTAACGCTTGAGATCAGCATCGGCCCGCCGCCGCAATGCCTCGCGCCGCGCCGATGGCTCCGCCCCCTGCGAGCGGCGCGCGGGCTCAAGCGCGGGGGGCGGAGCGGGCGGCGTGGCCGGGACCGGCTCGGGCTCAAAGCCCTCGATGATGACCGAGAACGGCACCGCGAGAGCATCGGCCGTCGGGCTCTCGCTGGGCGGTAGCCCCAGGCGATCGAGCGCGTCGTTCACGGTGAAGATCGGCCGGCCCACCAGCGCCATGACCGCCTTCGCCTGCTCCAGCATCGCGCCCTGGAGCGGCAGCACGCGCGAGAGGTCCGTCTCGCACACGATCTCGCGCCCGAACAGCGGGCACAGCCACTCGGTCAGCACCGCGTCGCGCAACTTGACGCGCGGCACCACGCAGTGCTGCCAGTAGATCAGCATGTCGACCGAGGCCCCGGCATCCGAGAGCCCGCCACCCTCCTTGATCCCCATCAGCACGGGCGGGATCCCGTAGACCCGGCACACATCGCATCGGTCATCGCCGCCGCCTCCAGGTAGCGCATCTCCGCCTGCGTCAGGCCGCCGCGGTGCACCTCGACGCCGGCGACGAAGATCGGCTTGAAAGCGTTGCGCAGGCCCTGCCCGCGCGCGGGCAGGTCATCCTCGGCCTTCTGGATGCGCTTGGGGTCGGCCGCCACGGCGTCCTTGATCGAGAAGATGTGCGAGACCGCGCCACCGCGTTTGTAGAAAGCCGATTGCCAGGCCGCCATATCGAAGCGCGTCTCATAGGCCAGCCGCGCCGCCTCGAGCGGCGAGATCCCGATCGGGGCCGGCTCCAGCGGATCATAGTTGGGATTCGGATAGTTGAACGGGATCACGTTCTCGGGATCGAGGTCCACGCCGCTGCCGAGAATCCCGAAGTGGTACTTGCTCACGCTGCGGCGAGGGCCCGAGACCGGGCGCACCATCTGGCCCGGCAGCACCCACAGCTCGAAGCCCGCAGGGTCACCGTTGAAGCGCTCGAGCCAGTAGTAGCCGCGCCCGTTGATGTCGAGCGTGAACTGCCGATCGCGCTCCAGCTCGTAACCGCTCTGCTGCGGATTGGCGCGCGCCATCAGGTCCACGATATTGCCCGGCTTGCGCTCCAGCTTGCGCCGCCGCTCGCCGCTGCCCTCGTGGAAGTCGGGCAGCACGCTCGCCGTATCCTGGGCGATCCGATTGATGCAGGCGTAGACTGTGGGCACCACTGCGGCGGCCCTGGGGAAATCGAGCGCGTAGCGGCTCTCGGGCCAGTAGTCGCGCCGGTAGAGCTCGGACACGTCAGGGAAGGCGCCCCCGCCGGCAATGGCCCGGGCGGCACGCGCGAGCAGCGAGCGGAGCGCGATCATTTGCCGGCCTCGCGCAGGAGCTGGGCGAAGATCAGCGCGGCGAGCAGCAGCGCCGCAACACCGGCGCCCATCTGGCCGAAGAGGCACCAGGCGCCGCCCACCACCAGCGCATAGAGCACGCCGTGCAGCCAGCCCGGGCGGCTCATGACCAGACCTTGAACTCGAGCCGCGAGGCGAGCGAGTGGTGCACGTAGCGCAACATGCCGTCGATACAGTGGTCGTTGATCTGGCGCGGGAGCCGGCGCGAAATGCCGCCCAGCGCGCTCTCGCGCTGCGCGCGCCACTGGTAGCCTG